TCTTTGCCTTACCAAAGCGCAACAAGTGCAACTACATTTTTGGCGGCAGGTACTAACGGGCAAATTCTGACCCTTGCGGCGGGTGTGCCATCATGGGCAAATGCTCCATCTACAGGCGTGACTACATTTAGCGCAGGCACAACAGGTTTTACGCCATCTAGCGCCACATCAGGAGCCGTTACCCTAGCAGGCACATTGAACGTAGCCAATGGCGGTACAGGCGTTACAACGTCCAGCGGTGCAAACAGCGTGGTTTTGCGGGATTCAAGCAACAACATTACCGCAAACGCTTACTTCAATGGGTTTACAAGTGTTGCGGCATCAGGTTCCACAATCACGCTAACTGTTGCGTCAACCCCTGTTTATTTGGTCACAGGGTCAGGCGGTCAGGTGATTCAATTGCCGAACGCCACCACTTTGCCAAGCGGAACTATTTTTTCGTTTAACAACAATCAGTCTAGTGGCGCAATCACGGTCAACAACAACTCAGGAACTTTGATTGTTTCTGTGCCATCAGGCGGTTACACAACGGTTGTTTTGCTGTCAAACGCAACTGCCGCAGGCTCTTGGGACAGACACGACCAAACACCTGCAAACGTGTCTTGGTCAACTAATACCTTTGATTATCCTGGCTCTATCACTTCAGCCACATGGAACGGAAACACCATAGCGATTAACCGTGGTGGCACTAACGGAACCGCTACCCCAACCAATGGGGGCGTGGCTTATGGCACAGGTAGTGCGTATGCGTTTACCGCCGCAGGTACATCGGGCTATGTTCTGACATCTAACGGTGCTGCTGCCCCCACTTGGCAAGCTAGTACAGGCGGTCTGACAATTACAGACGACACCACTACTAACGCAACCCGATACCTGACGTTTACAAGCGCCACCACAGGCTCTATTTCAAGCGCAAACGTATCTTCTACAAAACTTACATTTAACCCACTAACAGGCAATCTAAGTTCGCCTCAAACGGTTGCTAGTAACGGTTTAGTCGTAAATTCCAACACAGTAGCCGCAAGCTACAGCATTCCATCAGGGTCTAGCGCCATGTCAGTTGGGCCTATGACAGTTGCAAGCGGTCAATCAGTAACAGTACCAAGCGGCAGCCGTTGGGTTGTGCTTTAAGGGGTCAATATGCCATACGGAACAGTAAACGCAGACTTGATGACCACCAGCGATGGTGTGAGTTCATCGGGTTTGTATGGATTTAAAAACCGCATCATCAATGGTGCGATGACAATTTCGCAGCGCGGCTCTACAAACGTAACGGCCGCTGGCGGCAATATTTATGTTGCTGCTGATCGCTTTTGTATGTTTAACTATTTTGGCTCAGGTCAAATTAACACGGCAACCAGCACATCTGTTGTTCCTTCTGGATACTCAAACAGTTTAAGTTTGACTGTTAATACCGCTGTTCCTTTAAGCGGTACTACTGGGTATTTAGTGAACGTAGCGCAAACAATTGAAGGTTTTAACATTGCTGATTGCTACAACCAATCAATCACTTTGTCTTTTTGGGTTCGTTCTTCTATTACTGGCACTTATACCGTTTCGTTCTATAACGCATCAAATGCAGGCGCGACTTCGGCAACAAGATGGTATAACGCGACATACACTATCAACAGCGCAAACACATGGGAGCAAAAGACCATCACAGTAAGTTTGAGTGCTGGCACAGCATCTGGTACATGGCTTTCTGACAATGGTGTTGGGCTTAACATTGCGTGGGGGCTTGGGGCTGAAAGTGTCCGCAAAGGAAATACATACCTAAACACTTGGGGCACTGTTGGGACGACTTATGACTTCCAAGTGTCATCACAAACTCAATGGGCGTCTACTGCTGGAGCCACCTTCTACATCACAGGCGTTCAACTAGAAAAAGGCAGCGTAGCCACATCGTTTGACTACCGTCCTTATGGTACTGAGTTGGCTTTGTGCCAGCGGTATTTTTGGAAAGTAGGCGGTACTGCGGCATACGAACAAATTGCTATGGGTTTAGTTGATGCTACTACGCAAGTAAGTTGCATAACTTCATTTCCAGTTGCAATGAGAGCCGCTCCTAGTGTTGGATATAGTTCTGCTAGTGCTTTTAACGTCAATGATGCGGCTAGTCAAGCATCTACTACCGCAGTTGCAATTTACCAACCTGGATTGCAAACTACTGGTATTACAGTTACATCATCGGGATTGAATGTAGGTAGAGCCGCAAGATTCTTTATTGGAAATTCAACATCTGCTTACATCAACTTTTCTGCGGAGCTATAAATGTATAAATTACATAAAGACAGATGGACAAATGAAGTTACATCTGTAACAAAAACAAATGAAGATGGTTCTGGTATGTCTATCCCATTCGACCCCGACAACACCGACTACCAAACCTACCTAGCTTGGCTTGCAGAAGGCAACACACCTGAACCAGCAGATGAGGTAACACAATGATTTCATTCAACCAAATAGCAAACCCGCCAAAGTCTACATACAGACCAATGTGCGTGGCTTGCGATGGGCGTGGTGTAGTACCCAGTTTGTCAATGAAGTCTGTGCAACGCTGTGAGCAATGCAGCGGCACAGGCAAAGAGGAAATTAAAGGAGAATAAACAATGGCTAATACCATCACAGCAGGAAACGCCACCAATGGCGGTACTGCAATTTCTTCTGACACATCAGGCACATTAGAGCTTAAAACAGGTTCTACTCCTACTACTGCGATTGCTGTAGATGCGTCACAGAACGTAGGTATTGGTACAAGTTCGCCTAGTGCAAAATTGCAAGTAAATTGGACATCTGGTAGCAATACTGCTTTGTTTCAAACATCTGCGGTGGGTCAAGATGTGGGCCTTCAAATTCAATCCACCGCAACTAACGGGGGTAATTGGGCGATTACTACATCAGATTCCACTCGTGGCAGCCTAACAAATTCACTTGCTTTTCAAAATAAAGGCGCATCTACCTTCCCCATGCTTATCGACTCCAGCGGTTACGTGACAATCAACCAAGCCAGCGCATCTGCTAATTTAACAGTAAAAGCCAACAACAGTACCACCGCAATTTATGCCTATAACCCAGCGACTACGGCTGGAAATTGTGCGCAACTATTTTTTGGACAATGGTCAGGGGCCGCCCCAAATAACACATCCGTACAATTTCAATTGCTTGGGGATAGTGTTGGTTATCGGATGTATGTGCAAGCAAATGGCGGTATTTACAATTATTCGGCAAACAATTCTAATTTGTCAGACCGCAGAGAAAAAAAGAACTTTGCTCTAGCCAAGCCATATCTAGACACAATTTGTTCTATTCCAGTTCAAACATTTAATTATGTTGACCAAAACATGGAAGAAGATGATGGGTTAACTTTGGGCGTGGTGGCACAAGATGTTCAAGCGGTAGCACCTGAGTTGGTTACAGAATCTAATTGGGGTTCAAAGGAAGAGCCAAGAATGCGCCTGTCAATCTATCAAACAGACTTGCAGTATGCGCTTATGAAGTGCATCCAAGAGCTTAAAGCCGAACTAGACGCAACTAAAGCTGAAGTAGCAGCCCTTAAAGGAGCATAAAAATGGCGGTAACAATAGACGGAACAAGCGGGATAACATTCCCTAATAGCACGGTACAGGCTAGTGCTGGTCAGGTGTTGCAAGTGGTTAATGCTACTGGTGGCGGTTCTACATCAACAAGCTCTACAAGCTATATTGATACTACACTTTCAGCCACCATTACACCTAAATTTGCTACAAGCAAAATTTTAGTTATGGTAAATCATGGTGTTTCAGGAGCAGATTCTGCAACTAGTGCTGGAGTATCATGGAATTTATTAAGAGGTTCAACATCCATTTTTAGTGATAATGGTTTTTATGCACATCCAACAATTTCTTATATGTATGCACAAGGTTGGACAACATCATATTTAGATTCTCCAGCCACCACTTCTGCAACAACTTATAAAACACAAATAAAATCTGTCGGTGGATCAGGAATTACCATTGACCAAGCTGGCTCAACTGCAAAAATTACACTTATGGAGATTTCAGCATGATAAATATATTTCCAGCCTTGCAAAAACTTTATCCGCAAGTTATTACATTAAAAGTAGATATTGCTTACGATGTAAACGGCAATGAAGTAGCCTATGACCTACAAGCCGTAACTGCACAGGCCGAAGCCGATGCACAAGCAGTCATTGATGTTAAGGCTTCTGCACTAGCTAAACTGGCGAAGTTGGGTTTGACCCAAGATGAAGTAAAAGCCTTGGTTGGCTAAAAAAGAACTTAAATAAGCATCCTATGACCGACTTTAATTGGAAAATTTCAGAAACTGTTGTACAGGACGGATTTCTAAAGTCTTTGAAGTATTACTGCAAGGCTGTGGATGGCGACCTATCCGTGGAAACCGAGGGCTACTGGTCTATGAAAAAGACCTACACAGTCACTAGGGATTCCTACGAAACAGAGGTGGTTAATTGGCTAATTGATGAGACTACCCAAGAAGGCGTGAATGCCATAAAATCAAGACTGCAAGAGCAGCTAGATAACGTGCGAAACCCTGTTTCCACATCGTTACCTTGGGCCGTCCCCACATTTAAGGTGACACTATGACCCAACCCATTGACATCATCAGCCGAGCCATGAAGGACATCGGCGCATTGGCTGCAGGGGAATCCCCTACCGCTGATGAGGCGCAAGATGCCTTTGATATGCTCAATGACATGACCGCCCAATGGTCAAATGAAAACATGATGGTTTTCTATAAAACAGAAATTATCTTTCAAACCGTACAGAATACCGTTCAATACACACTAGGCCCAAGCGGGTCTGTGGGTGCGACATTCACAGGTTCTATTGCTGGCACAACGCTGACTGTCCCTGCCAACGCTGTGACTGCAGGCGGCATCACTATGGGCATGACCATCAGCGGCACAGGTATCACGGCAGGAACGACCATTGTGGGTTTTGGAACAGGTGCAGGAGGCAACGTCAATGAAGGCGGCACATACACCGTCAGCAAAGCCCAAACCGTAGCAAGCACCGCAATTTCTGCCTACTATGAGCGTCCCCTAACCATTGAATCTGCATTTGTGCGGGTTGCCACACAACAGGGCGGCACTAACTTGGCTGGTGGATATTTGGATTATCCCGTAGCCATTTTGAGCTTGGAAGAATACGAATCCTTGGGCATCAAACAGCTTAATGGCCCTTGGGCAAAGATGGTGTACTACCAACCAAGTGAGCTATTGGGTACTCTTTATGTGTACCCAAACCCGTCTAGTGGTGAGCTTCACTTGTTTACAAGCACCATCTTTAGGACGTACTCAGGTTTATACGACACCATCCAACTGCCCCAAGGCTACAACATGGCGTTGCGGTGGTGTTTGGCTGAACGCCTGATGCCGATGTTTGGCAAGGCAAACGCCACACAGATTGCCATGATTAACGCTTACGCTGCCCAAGCCAAAGCCACAATTAAGCGCACCAATATGCGTCCCCCACAGGTGGCACGTTACCCTGATAGTCTCATGGTGGGTAGGGCTAAAGATGCTGGCTTCATTATGGACGGCGGCTTCAGATAATGGCAGATTTTGGCTTTGTCGGCCCCTCCTACGAAGCGCCAAGCATCTACCAAGATGCACAGGAATGCATTAACTTTGTCCCTGAAATTGACCCACTAAAGCAGCCTGGCGACAGGGGCGTGGTGGCGCTTTACCCTACGCCTGGCCTTACATCGTTGGTTCTGTTTCAGAACCAGCAAGAGGTAAGGGGACTTAGAACGCTATCAGGCGGTGATGTGATGGTGGCGGTGTGTGGGCCTTATGTTTATGCTTTAACAGCTTCTTACACAACCACAATGGTTGGTCAGTTAAATTCATCTACAGGCATTGTGGGGATAACTGACAATGGCGTTAATTGCTACATTGTGGATGGCACAAACCGTTACACATGGCGCATTTCTAGCCCATCGTCTGCCGTGTTTACGGGGTCGATTAGCGGCACAACATTGACCGTGACTGCTATCACTAATGGCACAATTGCCATAAACCAAGCCTTGTTTGGCGTGGGAATTACCCAAGAAACCGTGATAACCGCATTGGGTTCAGGTTCGGGTGGGGTGGGCACATACACCATCAACATCAGCCAAACCATAGCTTCTGAGCAAATGAACAGCGTTATTGCTGGTGCGGTGGTGACAGGTTCTATATCAGGCACGACCCTTACGGTGACTGCTGTCACTAGCGGCACATTGGCTTTAGGTCAAACCATCCAAGGCTCTACCGTAACCGCCCAAACGATCATTACAGCGTTTGGCACAGGGACGGGGGGTGCTGGAACATACACGGTCAATAATTCGCAAACCGTCACTTCTAGAACGCTTTATGGGCTGAATTGGTCGGTCTTGCCAAGCACGGACGGGGCGTTTACAGGCGCAACATCTGTGGACATTGTGGACAACTACTTTGTCTATAACCGCCCTGATACGCAGCAATTTGGTGCGTCTGCGGTGTTGTCGCCCATATCCTCATCACTTTCCTTTGGCAGCAAAGACGGTGCGCCTGACGATTTGGTGTCGCTAATTGTTGACCACCGTGAAATTTATTTGTTGGGTGAAGTGTCTAGTGAGGTATGGATTGATGCAGGCACTAGCCCATTCCCATTTCAAAGAATCCCAGGCACTTCTACACAGCATGGAATTGCAGCCAAAAAGAGTTTGGCCCGTTTAGGTAATTCATTTGCTTATTTAAGCCGCAATATCCGTGGGCAAGCCCAAATTGTTCAGATGAATGGCTATGTGCCTACAAGAATTTCCACCCATGCGGTAGAAAATTCCCTGACCAATCAAAACGTCAGCGATGCGGTGGCGTGGACTTACCAGCTAGAAGGCCATGAGGTTTACGTTATTTCATTTCCGTCTATACAGCTTACATGGTGCTATGACGTAGCATCTCAGATGTGGCACAAATGGCTCTATACCAATGACCTTGGACAATACGAACGTGCTAGAGGCAATTGCTGCGCCCAATTCCAAGGCTTAGTAATGGTGGGCGACTATGCCAATGGCAAGATTTATAAGCTAGACAAAGACAATTACACAGATGACGGTCAGCAAGTCAGGAGGCTACGCAGAGCGCCACATTTGGTGGTTGACTTTCAACGTCAATATTTTGATGAGCTTCAGATTCAATTTCAACCAGGCGTGGGGCTATCCACAGGACAAGGCGACAACCCACAAGCCATGCTGAAATGGTCAGATGACGGCGGTTCTACATGGTCAAACGAACATTGGGTGACTATTGGCGCCATTGGTCGATATGCCAACCGTGCAATTTGGCGGCGTTTGGGGTGGGCTAGGGACAGAGTGTTTGAGGTGGCAATATCAGACCCCGTGAAAGCGGTCATTGTGTCTGCTAACCTTAAGCTATCTGCAGGGGAAAACTGATGGCATTACCAATCCCGCAATCCCAACCCTATCCACAGTCGGAATTTTTGGACGCACAGACCAAGCGCCCCACACGGACATGGCAGCAATACTTTATTAACTTGCTGAACTTTACTTCTGCCTCAACTGCTACGGCAGGGTCTGCCACGTTGCCAGCTAACCCCGTGGGGTTTATAAACATCACGGTTAACGGCGTTCCGTATAAAGTGCCTTACTACAACCTATGAGCGTTTTACAAACAATCCCAACCCGTGAGCAGATAGAAAAACTGCAAGCGGAAATGGCATCTTTGCCTCAAGCAGAATTGCAAGCGGCTGCGGATGCTATGCAGACGGAACACTACTTTCATGGCGGTATGTACGCAAGAAAGTTAAGCCGCCCTGCAGGGACATTGATTGTTGGCAAAGTACACAAGCAAGATCACTATTTTTTGTGCGCCAAAGGTGAAATAATTGCATGGACAGAAGGCGGCATGAAACACCTGTACGCAGGTGACATTGTGCAAAGCAAGCCTGGCACTAAGCGGGTTACTTTGGCGGCAACGGACGCAATAGGCATCACGTTCCATGTAACTGATAAAACTGATTTGGATGAAATTGAAAAAGATTTGATTGAGCCTGATGAGCTTGCATTGTTTGACTCAAACAACAAGCTGAAGGTTTTGGAAATTAAAGGGGAATGACATGAGTTTTGTAGCAGCAGCAGCAATCGGCGCAGGCGGCGCTATAGTTGGTGGTTATTTGTCGGGTCAAGCTGCACAACGTGGCGCACAGGCGCAAGCTGATGCAATGCGTGAATCTGCTGCTTTGCAAAAGCAGATGTTTGATGTGCAAAACGCACAACAAGCCCCCTATCGTGAGGCTGGATATAGCGCATTAAGCGATATATCGGGCATGAAGCCCTATTTAACGCAACAGTTTGGCCCCGAACAATTTGCCGCAGGTATTGACCCTGGCTATGCGTTTAGGCTGCAACAAGGCAATTTGGCAAATCTAAACCTTGCCAATCAAGCTGGTGGCGCAATTAGCGGCAACACTCTTACGGGCTTGATGAACTACGGGCAAGGCGCCGCTAGTCAGGAATACCAAAACGCTTTTAACCGCTACCAAACACAACGGTCAAACATCTACAACAACCTAGCCTCTATTGCGGGTCTAGGTCAGACATCACTTGGGCAAACAGGTCAACTATCTTCCAACACAGCCCAAGGCGTAGGAAACGCTATTGCAGGCGCAGGCTCTGCTATTGGTGCAGGACAGGTGGCTATGGGTAACGCATTGGGCGGCGGCATTCAAAGCGCAGGCAATCAATATATGTTGTCTCAACTATTAAAACAACGAAATCCTGTTGATCCTACGGGAGGTGTTACGCCAACTTCTGTGACTCCAGCCGCCCCAAGTTTTGACCCGTATCAGCGGTTTTCATACGGAAACGTAGCGTAAGGAATAAATCATGGCAGACTTTACCCCCGTAGCGTCCCAATCTAGGCCTCCACAACCTTTGTCGTTGGGGGATATGCTCAACATTGCCCGTGGTGCACAGGCCTATCAACAAGCGGAACAACTTAATCCATTGGCTGTGCAACAGCAGCAACAAGCCGCTAGGACGGGACAGATTCAGTTAGGAGTGGCTGAACAGGCCGATAAAGAGCGCCGCAATATGCAAGCTGTGATGGCTAATCCTAGTCTTTACACAACCAATGGCGTTTATGACCCTGCAAAAGCAGCCAAGATCACAAGCGAAGTTGCGCCTTTAACAGGCTTGAACTACCTAAAAGACATGGCAGGCTCTTTTGGCGCACAGGAAACATTCAAAACAAGTGCAATTGGAACGCAATCCGCAGAACAAGATTTTAAAAACAAACAAGTTTTAGGCATTGCAAGCAGGCTAACTTCTTTGATAAACAATCCGTTAATAATTACTTCAGAGACAAATCCTGAAACAATTGCGCCTGAAGCACTTGCAAAAAAACTTCAAAGCTATGGCGAGGAACAAGCTAGAGCATTGGGTATTCCCAAAGAACGTGCCGCAGAATTGATTGCACCTTACATAGAACAAGCATCAGCCAACCCCGCAGGTTTAAGACAATTCTTAAAAGACAAGCTGCTTACAACCTTAGACCAAGGCTCACGTTTGTCTGCATTGCAGCCAAGCGGTGTTGGTGTAACTACAGGCGCAGGCAGCGCCACTATACAAACAGGATTGTTTGGGCAACAAAAACCAGGCGAGGCTTTGCCTGGCACTTTAGTTGAGACACAAGTACCGCCAACAACAGAAGTTGTTGACCGTGTTACAGGAGAGCGTAGGTTAATTGGGCCTATGTCGCAACGTGGCGGTGTACCATTGGTCACAGGTGTTGGCCCTGCACAAGCAGGCTTGCTTGGCGCTGGCGCTTCAACTATAGGCGAAGACTTCAAAACAACGGTTAAAGATGCTGCAGATGCCCCTAGTCGTGTTGCCATCTTCCAAAACATCAAGAAGTTTGCGCCCGATTCATTTACAGGCGTAGGCGGTCAACGCAAAGAATTGGCTGCGGGTATTCTTAACGCTATTGGCATTCCTGCTTATGAACAAGAAAAGGTTAATACCGAAGAATTGGCTAAGAACTCTGCTTTGTTGGCACTTGCTGGCGGCAATACGGATGCGGCTAGGGCGTTGGCTGAAGTTGCTACGCCAAACAAGAAGCTAAACGAAAAAGCCATTCTTGCTATTGCAGATCAAATGATTGGCATTGAGAACATGAAGATTCAAAGGGCTAATTATTTGACCCCTGTACAGAATGATGCAACGCAATATGGTCGGCGCAAATTGGAATTTGACCAAATTGCAGACCCCCGCATTTTCCAAGAAATGACTGCCCAAGATGTTGCCAAGTTAAAGGCTTCCATGTCTGCGGCAGAACAAGCAGAATTGACCCGTAAGATTCGTTTAGCACGACAATTAGGGATTGTTAAGTAATGGCAACACTTGCTGAACTGTGGGAAGCCGAAGCCCCTGCGCCAGTTAAAAGCGCCAAAGTTTCATCTCAAGATCAGGCGATGCGTGACAAAGACCGAATGGACATTCTCCAATCGGAAATGATTAAAGCGCAAGAAAGACTTGCCAAAGGTGATGTAAGGGCGCAAGGCGACATTGATGCTTTAACCCGTGAAATGGGTGGTAAGGTTTCCCGTACAGCACCAGCGGCTAAACCAGCAACAAGTGGTTTATTGGCTGATTTGTGGGAATCTACCCCTGCCGCAAGTGAATCAGGCGCACCCAAATCAACAGAAGCTGAAGCAAAACCTGAAACTTCATCCATGCGAAAAATTGTAGGCAAGTTCCTACAAACAGGATTAGAGGCCAAGCAAGCTATACCAGGCTTTATGGCATCAGCGGCAGATGTGGTTGCAAGCGCACCATCTGCCCTAGCGGGAACGGCTGGCTACATAGCAGGACGGGCATTCGGTTTAAACCCTGAAGAAGCTACAGTCGCATCACAAAAACTTGCTGCACCTATTGCCGCACCTGTCGGCAAACTTACAGGATTGGGCGAAACCAAAGCCTATAAAGAAGCATTGCCATCACAGGTCATGGACTACATTGGCAAGAACATAGGCGAAAAAGCTGAATCTATTGCCTCTAAATTTGGTGTGCCTGTGCAAGACGTACAAGCCGCTATTGATGTGGGATTGACTGCCGCAGGTGCTGCCGTGCCTAAAATCGCAAAGGCTTACAAAAGTGCTGCGGCTGAATTGGGCGTGGGTAAACAAACACAACCAGCAGGTCAAGCCCCCGCGCAACAAGCAGGAATGGTCAGCATGGGCGCAGCCGCCGTGCCTACTGAGGTAACTATCAAGCAGGCTTTGTCAGTTGCTACGCCTGAACTACAAAAAGCATTGTCTGCAATCCCTGTGGACAAAGTTAATTTGCCCACATTGCAACGCCACATTGAAGCTGACACCTTACCCGTGCCTGTCCGTTTAACAGAGGGTCAAGCTACTGGCGACATTGTTAAATTGTCCAATGAGCAAAACCGCAGAGGCAAAGACCCTGAATTGGCTCAACGGTTTAATGAACAAAACGGTCAGTTGGTTGAAAACATTGGGGAAATACGCCAAAGGGCCGCACCTGATGTCTATGGCACAAAGACCATAGAAAACAGCCAAGGCATCATTGATGCCTACAAAGCACTAGATGAAACCAAAAACACAGACATCCGTGCTGCTTACAAAGCATTGGAAGATGCCAACGGCGGTCAATTCCCTATTGATGGCGCAACCATAGCCAAAAATGCTGAAGCCGCATTGGGCAAAAAACTTAAGACAGAATTTTTGCCACCATCTATTGCTAGGCAGCTTGAACGGTTTAAAACCGAACCAATGACGTTTGAGCAGTTTGAGGCGATGCGTACCAACTTGGCCTCAGAAATTCGTAAGGCAGAACGTAGCGGTGATGGCAACGCAGCGCAAGCATCGAGCATTGTGCGTCAGGCATTGGAAGATTTGCCATTACAAGGCGGTGCATCTGCTTTAAAGCCTTTGGCTGACAAAGCTAGGACTTTGGCTAAAACACGGTTTGACTTGCTGAAAAAAGACCCTGCTTATAAAGCAGCCGTAGATGACGCTGTTGCCGCTGACAAATATCTAGACAAATTTGTAGTCAATGGCGTTAACAAAAACGTGCAAACAATGGTCAATAACTTAGGCCGCAATTCTGAAGCCCATCAACACATGGCGGCAGGGACAATCAACTGGCTTAAAGACAAAGCTGGAATTGTTGATGAAACAGGCAACTTTAGCCAAGCGGGATATAACAAAGCCCTGAAGCGTTTGGATGACGTCAAAAACGTGCAAGAGATTTTTAACCCTGAAACCGCATCACAGCTTAAGACACTTGGCAATGTTGCCCGTTACACCCAAGCGCAGCCCCGTGGCGCATTTGTAAACAACAGCAACACTTTAGTAAGCGCATTGGCTGAAAAAGCTGGTGGGTTGACAAAAGCTAGTGTTGAAAAAGGTTTGAACGTAGCTGTGCCTGGCTTGCAACTTGGAACGTCTGTAATGGAAATGAGGGCAAGACGTGCCGCAGAAGCCGAAACACGCAAAGCATTGGAGCTAGGTGCAGGGACAAGACAGACAGGTAAGAATAAAATCAGCGACATTCAATAAGGGCAAATCATGGCAGTCAATCTATCGCCTATTGGCAACGGTCAACAGTTCTTTGACAACAACGGACAGCCCTTAAACGGTGGGTTGATCTACACCTATCAAGCGGGTTCTACAACGCCCTTAGCGTCCTACACCACTATTAGCGGCAACATTGCCAACACCAATCCCATTGTCCTAGATGCATCAGGCAGAACGCCTACAGATGTGTGGTTGACCTACGGTGTTTATTACAAGTTTGTGGTTAAAACAAGCGCAGCGGTCACTATTGGCACTTACGACAACATCTATGGAATTGTGGGTGTCCAAGCGTCTGTCGGCACGACTATTCCTACAGGTGTGATTTCGTTATGGTACGGTGCTATTGGTAGTGTTCCTACAGGCTGGTATCTTTGTGATGGGTCTAACGGCACACCTGACCTAAGAGACAGATTTGTGGTGGGTGCTGGTAGCACTTATTCAGTAAACGCCACAGGCGGTACTGCTGATGCCATAGTGGTAAGTCATAACCACACCGCCACATCTACTTCAACCGTAACAGACCCAGGCCACACGCATACGCCTGGCAGTATTTCTAACAACAACATCAACGCAGGCACATCTAGCGGTGGTTCTGTGCAAAGCCCAGGCCCTATCCCAACCGCATTTACAGGCGTTACCGTTGCGACATCCACTACAGTTGCAACAGCGGGTGTGTCAGGTACTAACCAAAACTTGCCGCCTTACTATGCCTTGGCTTACATCATGAAGGCCTAACATGGACAACCAACAGATATTCAACATTGTGGTGTCCTGTGCGGGTTTCTTGGCAGGGTGGGTGCTGAACAACATCACAAAAAGTCTGAATCGATTAGAAGACAGATTAGAAGATGTCCATGTGCGCTACGTCACCAAAGACGACTACCGCAGGGACATTGATGAGCTTAAAGACATCTGCAAACAGATTTTTGACAAGCTAGACAAAAAGGCTGACAAGTGAGTGATGAACAAAAAGAATCTGCAAAAAGCGCCTTGATTGAAAAAATCACGTTTGCTATCTTGCCTCTGCTTTTTAGCTGTGTGGTTTATCTGATGTCTGCGCTGTCCAACTTGGCGCATGAGGTCACTATCCTGAATAGCAAGATTAGTCTGGTGGTTACGTCTGACAACAGGCAAGCTCCTAACTCTGGCGCTGAATTGGCAAGAGAAAAGCTGCGTCAGGATTTAGAAAAAGAAATTCAGCTTAACCGTGACCAAATTCATTACAACAGGCAGTCTATTGCCATACTTGAAGAACGTGCCAAACATACTTGCGAAAAACCTAAATGATTATTGAATTGCCAAAGTTTGTAGCGACAGAGCAAATTCAAATCATTCGTGATGGTGTGCGTCCGTTTTTGCCTGAAGTTCAAACGCCTACTTACAACAGGGACGGTAAAACCGTTCTTATAACCAAGACCCCCGAACTACAGCCAATTGACGCTTTAATAGCACCAATCATGGACAAATTGCAAACAGGTGTAGTTAGGCAACGGTTCAAGCCAATGTTTAATTCGGGTGATTCAGGCTATGAGTACAACTTATATGAGCCTGGACAAATATGCCATTACCACACAGACGGGGAAGTGGCACTAGGTGCTTTGCGTTACGCAACGGTCATTTTGTTTTTGACTGACAACAATGACGGTGAATTGGTATTTCCAGCGCAGAACAAAGAAATAAAACCCGAAGCAGGAAAAATTGTAGTGTTTCCCCCTAACGGGGCTTATGGTCATTACAGCAAGCCATCAAAAACAGATCGTGAAATTGTAATGACTTGGTTTACATATGTTGGCATTCAAATAACAGGCGCATAAAGGAAAAAATGATTACCTTACTGTCCACTATCGTGTCATTCCTGATGGGCGGCTTGCCCAAGTTGCTAGACGCATTTCAAGACCGTGCCGACAAAAAGCATGAGCTTGCCTTGGCGCAGATGCAGATTCAGCGTGAGCTAGAAATGCGTAAGGCAGGGTTTGAAGCACAAGAACGTATTGAACACATCAAGTCTGAGCAACTAGAAATTGAAACAAAATCGTCAGAAAAGACTGCTTTAATCGGCGCACAGCAAGCGGAAATGCAAGCTATCTACGCCCATGACACAAGCCTGAACGAAGGGACTAGCCAATGGATGCACAACCTAAGAGCTTCAGTTCGACCCGTTATTACCTACGGCTTCTTTTTTCTGCTTGTGGTAATCGACCTGACCCTCGCATGGCATGGTATCAGTTCAAACGTATCTTTTGAAAAGCTGGCAGAGCAACTGTGGGATAACGAAACCCAAACTTTGTTTGCTTCAATAATTGCATTTCATTTCGGTGGCAGAGCGTTTGGTAAATGAACGTCAGCCCAAAAGCCCTTGC